TTAGCAACTTCATTAGATAATACACTTGCTGGACTTGGTTTATCTTACATGAAATTAGATGTAATTAATACATCTGGAGCATCAATTGCAGCAGGATCTCCTGTATTTATTAATGGTCATAATTCAGGACAAGATTTAACAACAGTAGGAAAAGCAATTCCTACAACAACATCACCAATATTAGGATTATTAAAATCTACAACAGCAAATAATGCACAAGGAATATGTGTAGTCTCTGGAGTATTACCAGATGTTAATACATCTGAATTTGTTGCAGGTGATATTTTATACGTAAAGACTGGTGGAGGATTAACAAACGTTAGACCAGTAGGTGGTGCAGGTGCTGTAGCAGTTTGTGCTTACGCAGATGCATCTAATGGAGTTCTTGTAGTTACCGCCAAAGGTAACGGTACTTGGGGAGCATTAAAGAACGGTCTTTCATAATTATTTATCCAAACATGATATAATTACAATATGGCCATTCTCAGAAACTCATCTCAAGATTTATACAACGTAGGTGCTAAACCCCCAACCGTTAAATGGACAGTAGTTCGTGGTGACACCTCAGCATTTAAAGTTTATGTGACAGACGATGAACAGTCCCCTTTAGTTATAGCAGATTGGAACATTGCTATGAAAATTAAAAGACCAAACCTTGCTAAAGATCTTGGAGTTATTACAGATAATGCAAATACAGTTATGCTTTTGACTCCAGCAGCAGATGCAGATGATTTGGCTGGAGAGTTTACAGTTAAACTTGCAGCAGAAGAATCACACAATCTTCAAACAGGAGATATTTTTGATATCGAGTTATCTACATCAGAAATTGTTTGGACAGTTGCACAAGGCAGTCTAATTATCCTTGAAGATGTAACTGACTAATGGCAACAGCAATTATTGTTGATGACAATAAACAAAAATTAAGACGTATTGAAACCTCAGACTATTACCAAACCAAAATATCCTACAAACCTAGCACGGTAGAAATAAATTACACCTTACCTTTTAGAATAAGATTTACAACAATAACAGTAGAAGGGTATGGTCCAGGTAATGTGCCCCCAATTCCTTTACAGGTTATTGGCTATAGCAACTATATACTGTAGAATAGACATATGGCTAAAAAAGAAAAACCTAGCATATTTATAGCAACCCCAATGTACGGTGGGGTTTGTCATGGATACTTTATGAAAAGTATTATGGGACTAGTAATGAAACTAACCTACAAAGGATACAAAGTAACCTTTAACGACTTGTACAACGAATCTTTAATTAACAGAGCCAGAAACACCCTTACAGAACTATTCTTAAGATCTGATGCTGACTACCTATTGTTTATTGATGGTGACGAAGGTTTTAACGCTGATGGTGTTATAGATATGATTGATACAGATTTAGATATTATTGGGGCTGCCGTGCCAATGAAAGCAATTAACTGGGCTAACGTAGAAAAAGCAGCAGAATTAAAAAAACCTGATTTAAAAAGGTTTGGATCTTATGTAAACATAAACTTTGTTGATAGACAAGACTTGCATAAGGTAGCAGATAATCCTAAAAAACCATTAGAGGTAAAAAACATAGGAACTGGTTTGCTGTTAATTAAACGTAATGTTTTTGAAACAATGAAAGAGCATGTTGGAAAATATAAAAGTGATCAACTAGATTTGGGTGGTATTAAAAAAGGTGAATACATTTATGATTTTTGGAAAACACAGGTAGACCCAGAAGAAGAAAGACTTTTGTCAGAAGACTACTACTTCTGTACACTATGGCGTAAACTTGGTGGTTCTGTGTATGTAGCACCACATGTTAAAGTAGTGCACGTAGGAACCTACATATTCGTTTAATTTATAAAAAGTTATAAAAATAATGTTATAATTTAGGCATGGCACAACAATCAATTTCAACAGTAAAATCACGTTATGAGACTGGCGATAGGCCATCTCAGCAAGACTATGAAGATTTAATTGACACTACCGCGTCCCAAGCAACACGCCTTGGCACCTTCGGTAATAACGACAACACTATTTCTGAAATTGAAAACACTACAATATTAGATAGTCATAATGCAACAGAATGGAGAATGGTTAAGTATATCATTTCCATCTCTAAAACAACAGCAGGAGATAACCTCTTCTACGCAACAGAATTGACCATATTAAATGACACGGAAGATAGTTCCGTTTCCGAATATGGGACAATAGACAACGATGGGAATATTGGAACCATAAGCGTCTCAAGGGCTGGAAATACAGTGGCTTTAACAATCACTCCAGACCCAGTAATAAAGCCAGTCACTGTGCGTTACGCACGCATGGGACTTAAGGCATAAGGAGATAAAAAATGGCAACAGTAACAAAAAATTTCAAGATTAAACATGGTTTAGTCGTTGAAGGAACAACAGGTACAATTAACAACTTTGACATCTTGACAAAAAGTACAGATGATCAAAACTACATTATAGACCTGGTTGGTGGAGACGCTTCATCAAACGCAGTAGCAAACACACTAGTACTTCGTGATGCAAATGCAAACTTTCTTGCAAATACAATCACAGCAGACTTAGTTGGAGATGTAACTGGTCAAGTATCAGACATTTCTAATCATGATTCTGATGATGTAGCAGAAGGTACAACAAACCTTTACTTTACAAACCAAAGAGCAACAGATGCAACTGCAGCATCCTATGATGCTATAGGCTCAGCAGCAAATGCTTATTCAAATGCAACTGCTTACACAGACCTAGAAGTAGGTAATGCAATTGCTGACTTAGAAGACTATGCAGATTTTGCAGCAGGAAATGCTTTAGCAAATGCAAACTCATACACTGACAACGCAATTTCTAATGCAGTCTCTGACTTAGAAGAATACACTGACTTTGCAGTAGGCAATGCAGTGGCTGACTTAGAAGATTATGCAGACTTTGCAGTAGGTAATGCAATTGCTGATTTAACAAACAATGCACCAGCGTTATTAGATACACTTAACGAAATCGCAGAAGCAATTGGTGACGATGCAAACTTTGTTGGAACAATAACCAACTTAGTTGCAGAAAAACAAAATGCTTTGATTGCAGGAACTGACATTGAGATTACAGGAAACACAATTAACTTTACTGGAAGTTATGATGTTTCAGGATCAGCAGATACTGCTTATTCAAATGCAGTTACTTATATTGATCTAGAAATAGGAAATGCATATGCAGACCTAGAAGACTATGCAGATTTTGCAGCAGGAAATGCTTTAGCAAATGCAAATTCTTACACAGACAATGCAATTAATCTTTTGTCAACAACTGATATCGAAGAAGGAACAAACGAATACTTCACAGATACAAGGGCTAAAGAGTCAGCAGCAAGTTTGTTAACAATGGCAACTCTAACAAATATCTCAATCACAGGTAACTCATCTGGATTGGTAATTACAGCAGAAAATGGTGTAGGAGATTCTAACACAGATGCTTTGGTTGAAGGTTCAACAAACCTTTACTTCACAGATCAACGTGCAGTAGATGCTCTTGAAGCAGTAATACCTAATTTCACTGAAATTGATATTAACACAGTTGCTAGACAAGTTGCAGCAACAGTAAATGCTCCAACAGCAAGCACAGTTACAGCAATTGACTGGGCATTAGCAGAATATCGCTCAGCCGAATTCTTGGTAAAAGTTGCTTACGGTGCACACACAGAAGTTTCAAAAGTTATCTTAACTCTTGATACTTCAAACAACATCGCAATCACAGAATACGCAATTGTAGGAACAAATGGATCCGCATCCACAATTTCTGCAGACGTAAACGGAACAGATGTAAGACTAAGAGTAGCAACAGCCAATAACAACTCAGATGTAACAGTTGTTGGAACATTGTTAGTCTAGTAAAAAAATTAGGGGGCAGTAAATGACCACAAATCTAAAAGATTTTAAAGTCAAGAATGGATTAGTCGTAACTAACGGCGGTTCATTTGGAAACGCGGTAGCAGTAGGAGAACCTACATTAGGATCTCACGCTACTACTAAAGATTACGTAGATTCTGTAGTAACTAGTACACCAGTATCAAATACTGCCCCTATTTCCCCAGACAATGGGGATATGTGGTTTGATACCACGGTAGAAAGATTAAAAGTTTATTATGAAACTGATTGGTTTACAATTGCAACAAGCAATGACGTACAAAATATTCCAGATCACATTCATGATACAGCAATTGATGGTAACGGAAGAATTGTTACAGTATTCTGGGATGCTGAACAATATGACGATCCACAAATTTCTACATTAAGTGGTGGAACACCATTTTCAAATTCATGGGCAGCAGTATTTGATGGTGGAAATCCAGACAGTGAATTTAATTAAAACATTTTAAAAAAACTGTTATAATTAAAACAAAATCAAAAGTAGGTAAGACCTACACAGGGAGATAAAATGGCAACAAGGATGCTACAACGTAGAGGAACTGCTACACAGTGGGCTAATGCTAACCCTACTTTGGGTTCTGGAGAAATTGGTTTTGAAACCGACACAGGACAATTTAAAATAGGTGACAACTCTACCGCATGGGATGATTTGCCATACTTTAAAAATATAGAAGATCTAGGCGGAAACCTAGACGATTACATTTTATTAGAACAAAAAGGTGCAGCAAACGGTGTTGCTACACTTGACGGAAGCAACTTAATTCCTTTAACACAAATTTCAAACAGCATTGCTAGATCAACAGATGTAGATAACTTAGTATCAAACGCAATAGCAAATTTGATTGGTACAGCACCAGGTGTATTAGATACCCTTGGTGAGATAGCAAATTCAATTAATGACGATGGAAGTTTTTATGTAACGTTACAAAATAACATAAGTAATGCTCAGGATGCTGCTTATGAGTATACAGATAATAATTTTAATCAGTTATCCAATAACTTAAACGATATTGCTAATTCTTTATCAGAAGAAATTGGTAATGCCATAACATCAATGGAAGATTATACAGATTGTGCAATTGCAAACGTAGTTTTGTATTTAGACAATGCAGATCTTTCTTTCGCTAACGCTGCAAATGATTATGCAGACGATGTGGTTGGAAATGCAGTAATAGATCTTCAACAAGAATTAGGAAATGCAGTTACAGATTTAGAAGGATACACAGATAATGCAATTTCAGATCATAATCTAGAAATAACAAATGTTCACGGTATATCAAATACAGCAACACTTGTAACATTAACAGATTTAAGCAATCACGAAACTGACACATCAAACGTACATGGTATCACAAATACACTAGCAATAGTGTTTACAGATGATGCAAGACTTTCTGATGCAAGAACACCACTTGCTAACTCTGTTACAAATAACTCTATATCAGGAACAATTGATCAAAATAAGATCACAAACCTTGCAACAACACTAGGAAATCTAGCATCCCTTTCAGGAGCAGATTTTACTGGAAATGTAACAATTGATCAAGATTTAACAGTTGATGGAAACTTTATTGTCAACGGATCTAACGTAGTGGTATCAGCAACACAATTACAAATTGAAGATACCCTGTTACAACTTGGACATGAAAACGCTAACAACGTAACAGATCTAGGTTTGGTAGTTTCTTATAATGATGGAACACAAAAACATGCTGGTATCGTCAAAGACGCTACAGACGGTAAATGGAAATTGTTTGATGGTGTTACATCTGAGCCAGCAACTACAGTTAACTTTGGACAAGGTTCACTAGATGTCTTGGCACTTTTGACACTTGAGGCAAACTCAATCACTGCAACATCAGACATCACTGCAAACGGAATCGTATTTGCAGACGGTACACAAAGATTAGAAGGTGTACCTTCACGGACACCAATTATTCAAAAGACAGCAAGTTATACTCTGTCATCATTGACTGAAAGAGACAACTTAATAGAAATGAGCAATGCTAGTGCAACAACACTAACTATTCCTCTTAACTCAGCAGTGGCCTTCCCAATTGGAACATCAATTGATATTCTCCAAACTGGTGTAGGTCAAGTAACAATCGCAGGAGACGCAGGGGTAACAGTAGATGCTACACCAGGTCTTAAATTACGTACACGGTGGTCATCATGCACTCTGTTTAAGAGAGCAATTAACACCTGGGTTGTATACGGCGACTTAACTGCATAACAGTTTGATATAATAAGACTAAGGAGATAACATGGCAATAGGTAAAAGAAGTGGTAAAAAGTCTCAAGGCTCTAATGACTTTTTAATGCCAAGAACACCAACTATTGGAACAGCAACAAACGTTGGAACAGGGCGGGCATTTAACAATGGTGCAGCCACAGTAACATTTACAGCAGACCCTACCTATGCAGCAAACTCTTTTACAGTTACATCAACGCCAGGAAGTTATACAGGCACTGGAGCATCATCTCCAATTACAGTTACAGGTCTACAATCAGATACAGCATATACTTTTAAAGTAACTGCAACAAATACTTACGGAACATCAGGTGAATCAGTAGCATCAAATTCAATTACAGCAACAACTGTTCCAGCAACACCAGCAGCACCAACTGCAGCATCACCAAATGCTGATGCAGACGTTGTTTCATGGAGTGCACCAGCAAACGGTGGCTCTGCAATAACAAATTATTATTGGGAATCAAACGATTCTAAATCAGGTAACACTGGAACTACACTTAACGTAACAGTAGGGCAAGAAGCAGGAACAACACAACGGTACAAGGTTCGGGCAACTAATGCTAACGGAAACTCAGAATTTTCTGCATTATCAGCAGAAGTAACAACAACATTTTCTTTCGTACCTTTTGGTGTGTTTGGTTTCTCACCATTCCAAGTATTTGGATTTTCCCCATTTGCTGTATTTGGTTTCTCACCATTCCAAGTATTTGGTTTTTCACCATTTAGAGTATTTGGTTTCTCACCATTCAGAGTTTTTGGTTTTTCACCATCATGTATAGATGAAGAATCATCTGTGTTAACTATTGATGGATACAAAAAAGCAAAAGACATAACAGACAAAGATACGTTGGTTCTTTCAACATTTGAAGAAATGCCTATTGCTAATATAAATACTATAACTCAGTGGAAATCTACATCTTTGAAAAATGTTAAAAATATTAATTCTAAAGTAACATATGTTAAGGTTCATGAAGTAGATAATACAACTGTTTATAACAATAATATTTTAAATAGAATAAGTAACACAGAAGATGTCTTAGTATTAAGAGATAATGAATATTTAATGGTCAGGCCAGATGACGTTGTTCTTGGAGACATGCTAGTTAAGGTTATTAAGGATCAAGAAGTTCATGAATTAGTAACAAAAGTAGAATGTATTAAAGAAAAAAGAAATGTTATTGAGTTTGGTAGAGAAGTCTTTGGCTTAGTAGATGTAGACGGAATACTAATCTATCACATGTATCCAGTAGATTAATCTTTAGGAAACTGATACATAAATTCTCTAGTTTTTGAAGTTATGCCTTTCCAAGGTCCCCAATTATTTCCACCATCACTCATAATATAAGCAACTTGACAGTTAATTGATGGGTTTAAAAGTTGACTAGTGTAGTCTAAGTTATATTTTTCTTTTCTATCAGCATTAAGGTCACCAATCATATTTATTTGAAATAGTCCGTATGATTTGTCTCCAGTGCTTCTGTTGCCGTTAAAAGCCAAGGCGTTGCCCATTGATTCTTTTTTAGCAATAGCCCAAGCCTCTACCAGGTGTTTATTTTCAAAACCACAAGCAGACAGCAAAGTTTTTAGTTCAATATCAGTAAGTTGTCCTTTATCCTGATATTCAGCAAGAATTCTTACATTGTCTCTAGATGGTTTATCTAGATGATCTGGCCTAGAAAGCAAAAAAACCGCCTCAGCGGTAAATGTTGCATATTTATCGTTTTTCAGGTTAGTTTCAACACCTTGAGCATTAGAAATATTCAAGAATACTGAAGACAATCCAAGACTTGCGAGCAATCCTATTAAAAATTTTTTATCTTTTTTCATAGTTCTCTCCTAAGAAAACATGACACCCTTGGTAGGTGTCATATATCAAGTATAACATCTATTTGCCAGCAAGTCAA